TCAGTGGTTAATCTACAATTCATATGTCGTTCAAATTGTTCCGGACTATCGTAATATAATGTATCGGGACAATTACCGCTATCGTTACCTGCATACTTAACTTTAAAATATTGGTCTTCTGCCATAGCACTACCTACTTTATTGTATTCTGGGATACCAGTAACCGCATTGCGAATGGTATTACCAGGAATAATACCTGTTGCGAAATATTCTAATTTATTTTTCTTTGTTCCAATACGTTTATGACCAGGATCTGCACTAACGAATTTACCATTTTTCTTTACCTTTACTTGGGTAAATATTGTTGAATCATCTGAAACGATTGACTCACTGTATACATACGGTGTGTTATCATATTCATCATTGTTATTGTCATTATTGTCATATTCATCATTGTCATATTCATCATTGTTATATTCGTCCATATTTAGTTACTTGTTAGGTGAAGAGCTAATAAACGAATGTAGGTTTACTATGTTATTAATATATACAGAGAATTCTTTATGTTATTTCGTATAATTAATTGATTGCGAATATCCGTGCCAACTTTTTTAGAGCTAATTGTATATAATGTCATTTACTATTCAACAACAACGCAATTTTATTGAAAAACATTTTTTAAAAAATGATATAATTAATCATATACCAGACAGTGTAGATACTAATGTTGACCCATTTATACCAAGTCAACCACCTACATTATATGCAAATACCATAAAACATGAAAATACGAACACTTCATACAAATATTTAGATGATTTGATGTTGTCAAATGACATTGTGTTATTTCCACGAAATTTATTAGACGAACATAAAATACATATATGTCCATTTTCGGTAAATACCAAATTAGAAACGCCCTTTTTACAATTTATGTTTAGCAAAAACAACTCACAATATACTTTTCCAGTATTTGATTTACATATGAAAAGTATACAGGATTCCAGTGTTTCAAAAATTATGTATTCAAATGATGATGATGATGATGATGATGATAGTGACACAGACCAAGAAGATAACAAATCAGTTAATAATGAGTTTTTAGATCAATGTATTAGCTATTTTCATGATAATATTTTAAAAGAAACCAGTATTGATGCTGATAATGATATTAAAACCAGATATAGAGGATTCATGGAACAAGATGATACCAATAATTTATATGTATTTTTTGATTGTACTGGGTTGCACATTGATGTATATAATGATAAATTTAAAACAAATGACTATATTTTTGCGATTGTAGATGAGATAAACAAAAGAAAAATTAACGATGTTTATATAGACACTGATATTGTTACGCTATTTCAAAAAAATCCATTTATTACCGAATTAAATACACGGAATGGAGAACCTATTATATTACCAATAATTTCGTATATATGTAGTGAAAATGATGATGAAAAATACACAAATATATATAATTTTGTTAATGAGAATGAAACAGACGATATATTATTGATTCCGCCCCAAATTAATCATCCAAACTATCATGATACCTATGTATTTTCGGAGAAGGCATTGAGTGGTATCTATACTAACATTAAACGGTTTGCATTATTTTATGAAGACTTTATTCAAGAAACGGAGAACATGGATATAGCAAGTGTTGAAAACGTTGACAATAGTGGTGAAAACGTTGACAATAGTGGTGAAAACGTTGACAATAGTGGTGACATGGATGTATCAAGTAATGAAAATGACAAAAATAATGATGACATGGATGAATCAAGTAATGAAAATGACAAAAATAATGGTGACATGGATGAATCAATTGATGAAAATGAGGAAGAACCTGAGGAAACCGAGAACATGGATGAATCAAGTGATGAAAATGAGGAAGAACCTGAGGAAACCGAGAACATGGATGAATCAAGCGATGAAAGTGAGGAAGAACCTGAGGAAACCGAGAACATGGATGAATCAAGCGATGAAAGTGAGGAAGAACCTGAGGAAACCGAGAACATGGATGATTCAAGCGATGAAAGTGAGGAAGAACCTGAGGAAACCGAGAACATGGATGATTCAAGCGATGAAAGTGACATGGATGATTCAAGCGATGAAAGTAACATGGATGATTCAAGCGATGAAGAAAATGATAACATGGACGTAATATTAGATGAGAACGTTGTATTCACATTTAAGAATGAAAATGATCAACCCTTATATGGTACATATTCAATTGAAACATTTATTGAAATATAAATCACATAATATTTATTGTATTTATTATGTGATATTTTGGCTTATACATTATCAGTTGTACTATAACTGGCAAAAAAGATGTCAAATATATTATTGGGTATTTGTGACGATAAATTATCGATAATTTCTTCACGTAATGGTTTTCTTTGATAAACCTCTACGAAATTTTTAACATATATTTCTATATGATTCACTTGTTCATTTATATATTTATCATTTTCATCTTGTTTATCTTGATTGGTTTTCATAGTTTCTATTTGTAAACGAACACTTTGTTTCTCAATATCGGTTTTTGTGGTTATTTCTTTTTCTTTTTCTTCCAGTAATTTCTGCTGGTCTTGTATTAATTTGTTTTTTTGCTGCATAACTCCATCAGTTAAATCATCATTCATTTCAATGACATCATTATCTATATCTAAATACCATTTATGTCTGGTTTCATTTGCACTTATTAATGTATCACAAATATCTGGCTTCTTTAATTGGTCATATCGTTTACGTTTTTCAGTGCCATCGTGACCAGAAAATTTCTTCTTAAATTCCTTAACAACTTTATCAATAATATCTGGACTTGTTTCCATCAGTCTATCAAATTCCATGCGACAATGTTTAATAAATCCTCCAGCCTCACTACGTTCACATGGTTTTTTGGATAATTCAATACGGATATTACGTGCAAATTTATCCCATGCGATAGAAGAAACCCGATGTGCCTCATTTAATTCAGATATTTTTAGATATTGTTGTATTGTTGTTAATATACCAATCGTAATGTTAATACTACCAATAACAGAGGGAGCGTATGCTTTAATTGAATCTGGAAAACTTTCTTGTGCAAAAGATGCAGTACCACTAATAGTTGAAAATATAATAGCTGGAATTGTAAACCATGCGTGTAAATAAGCATATTTTGCATGAGAACGAGTATTCAACCATTTATAACATTGTGCCACATCACACCATTCCACCATTATTAATTCGTTTTCGGGTGACCATTCTATTTTTTTCCCTTTTGGGTTGTTCATTTTATTATTATCCCTTGTATTATTTATATCACTGTTTAATGTATCGGTATCTTCAATATTTGTAGGTGAAGGTATATTATCATATGTATCATTTGACATTCTAATTATACATTATAATTATAAAAAATTTGAAAATATATATTTCTAAATGATAGATATATTTTATACTGCATATACACATTTAATTATTACATCACTACCCTTGTATGGTAGTTATCAAATACAATGTTAAAATCCTATTATGTGGGTGTAATGCTTAATGATTTAAATGTAGGTAAAGGAACAACCGCGTTTGTAATATCTGCTTTATTACCATCACCATCGTTCTGTGTAACTAATACCACTGGATTTTTCGTTGCTGTTATAACATTATTTGTTGTGTCATCATTCTCTATCGGGTCATCATTGTTTATTAAATCAAAAGAATCATCATTGCTAATATCATCTATAGAATATGTACAATTCATATTGATATTTTCATCAACCTCATTATAAAATTCCCCAATACGGACATGTAATTTCTTCAACTGTTTTTGTTGTGAAATATGAAAAAATGAAATGTAATTAATAAATAGAGTAATCTGTTCTTGTAATAAACGATTTTCATGTGTCAGTGTGTTTAAAAAATTAGATATGGAGAACCCAACCTTATGATTATCATTATAGTGTAGGATAGTATCACCTTTAGTTTGTGTTTCTGTATATAATGTATTAATGAGCTCTAAGATACTGTCGTGTAAAAGTACAATATCCTCAATACGATACTCTTGAAATGGTTCCAAATCTTTATATACAGGGAATGTTTGAATATTTATTGTTTCTTCTGGTATATGTTCTTTACAAAACTTTATAATTATGTTATTTAACTTATAATAATCACAATACATACGATTATTTAATATGGCCCGTAGTTTTTTAATATGTTCAAATTCCATTGCAAATATCTTATATTGATAATAAAACGAATCAAGACAAAATAGAAAAATATGTTTATTATTAGCTTTTATTAGTTCACTATGCAGTTGTTTTAACTGATTCAATTTATTATTAACATTATTTTTAGTATGTCCAATTTCTTTCTTAATGGATATAATATTTTTAAAACTGTTTTTTAATTTTTCATTTTGAAATATATATGCATTAGACATGACCGTTGATATAAAATACAGATATAAAATTTACGATTAAAAAAATACATTAATACATTTTTATAATTTCTTACCGTTTTTATAATTAATTACCCCTTTTCGTACACACTAAATAAAAGCCATTGTTCGATTGTAAATTTCTCTTTCTAATTGTTCATAGTCTTTGACTAAATCCAGTTTATCTTCTTCAGTAAAGATAGATGATTCTCCAGTTATTCTTTTTGCAAATGACTCAATTACTGGAGTAATCGGTGTCCATATTGAAAGTGCTATTTCAAAAATACTGGATTCCTGGGTGAACGTGATTGACTCACTCATTTTTATAGGATGTTTATTGGATACATTTTCTTGATTACGTTGTTCTCGTGGGATATATTTCTTGATTTCCCAATATTGACCAGCTTCCTCGTCATATACCAAATGGCTTTCTTTATTTTTATTCAATTCGTATTGGAGAGCGTTAGATTGAGGAGTATTGTAGGGATTTATTTTTAAAAATGCAAAATAATAGGGGTTTCTGTTCTCATTTAATTTATAAATCATATCTAATTCTGTCACAGAACCAATACCCATGGATTTGAATGCTTCATGTACTGTCTTTTTGTTTACAGAACCTAACATTCGTGGGATATAAATAGAAAGTGACATTGTGTATCGTAAATTTGTTGGTGTATCAACTTGTTAATATAAATAATACTACCTATTTGTATCAATTTTTTACATTATGTATAAAAAATTGTCTATATTATATATATGTGTTATAGTTTTGAAGTATCATTATCATCAGGAATTGCTGCCTATACCTTAGGATATGTTTTATTTCAACGTAATTTAACCGAAACAGAAATACAAGTCGTTATCGCTTTTTTAATATTTTCATCTATGCAATTTGTAGATGCCATATTATGGTTTTCTGGAATGAAAAAAGATTTATTAAATTATGTTGTAACGTCTGTTATTATTCCTATATTTCTATCAGCACAAGTAATATATAATATATATTTTAGATGTAATTTCCAAAAACTACATCATTTAGGGTTACTTTCTCTTTATTCATTTTATTTATTTTATAGATTTAATGGATATTCAAAACCTTTATGTAATAATTATTTTTCATCACCTGTATGGGGAGATAATGAATTAAAATTATGGGAATTATTTTTGTTTGCAATTCTAATATTATACCCGAATTGGAATATTATTGTTTTTTTCTGGGCTATTATATTACTTATTAAGTATTTTATAAATGGAGCAATGGGTTCTTGGTGGTGCTTTATATCAGCTTTAATAGGTATATATGCACATTTTAATTTTGGTATCAAATAAGAGAAAACTTGGTATATATTCAAAATGATATAAAATTTATACCATAGTATAGAATAATTAATGGAAAATGACGATAACACACCAAGTGATATAGAAATATACAATGGGGAAAACAAATACTTGATGGGTTCTTCATTATTATTCTTATTACCTGGGATGCATGCATTTTACCGAACAAAATACATGTTATCGTCTATTTTGATGGTCGGGCCATTGGTTTCATACAAATATTGGTCAAATCCGTGCAACAATATGTGGAGGACTGCCGATATAATTTGTGCAAATATTGGAATGGGATTATTTATTGGAAATACTGCGTGGAATATACAGGTACCATTTTACAAATATACTATCGGGTCATTGTATGCAACTGGAGCGACCTGTTATATATATGGAACTCTAATACACAAACAACGTAACCAATATTGGTATTTATATCACGGGGCTATGCATGCAATGATGTGGCTTGGACATTCATTAAATGTTTGTGCGAAACCGTAAATATCACATAAAAATCTCTTTTGTTCACCAACTGAATTAACAATTAAAATAACAAATATAAAATTGATTTTATAACATACAATATTTAATGATTAAACCCACCGATTTCAGCATGCCATTACGAAACGCCTATTATCAACTCAACACTCATCCTGTTATTCCAGTTAACCCAACTGGTACAGATGATGATACATTTGGAGTATTAACACTTGATTTAAATGAAGTGAAAATTACACCCCGTCCTGTATTTATATTATTTACAGTAGATACTACTGGTTCTATGGGAGAACACGCTACCGGAACTACTACAAAAATGCAATATGCAACACAAACACTAAAAAGCATAGTAAAATATTTATCCACACAAGAAACTGATATTTATATACAAATTAATACATTCAATACTGAAGTACATGAACTAATCCCTCATATGAAAGTTACCCCACAAACCGTAGAACAGATGTTAGCTTCTCTACGTACGATTGATGCAGATGGAACTACCAATATTGAAGTCGCATTGAAATCCGCAAGTACGAGTATTAATGAATATGCAGAAATGAATCCAACACACTCATGTGTGCATATATTTATGACTGATGGTGAACCGAATGATGGGGCAACTACATCAACTGAGCTAATTAATTGTATATCGGCCGATTATTTGTCAATAAATATTGGATTTGGTATTGACCATAATGCAAAATTACTGTGTGAAATAAGCAATTTACAAAATAGCGATTATCATTTCATTGATAATATAGAGAAATCACATATTGTCTACGGCGAATCCCTACATAAGGTATTATATCCTTGTCTACAAAATGTTGACATTCATATAGAAAATGGTTATATATATAACTGGCTTACTAATGAATGGACAACGTCCGTTCATGAAAATACACTTATTGGTGACATGAATAAATCGTATCATATTAAAACAAATACACCGGATTCTATGTCTGCAACAGTAACTGGTTACTATGACAATGAAGATAATACGGATATGCTATATATGGAGGAAGAAGTAAATAACTTACCCGAACTATTAGATGATAATGGAAACATAATACACGATAACACTATTATTAAGTATGCATTTCGCCATTGTGTATTAGAGGTATTATTTGTAGCGACTCATACCGACAAACATGCCAATACTGAGGTATTAGATATAATCAAAAAACGAATCCGTGATTTATTTCGTATAATACGTACATATACAGAGGAAAATGACCTATCTAATGATAAAATGATTAAGCAACTAATGAATGATTTATATCTTGCTTATTGGAATATAGGTAATATGGAAGGAGAGATATATATACGCGGTAGACATTGTTCACAAGGGAATCAACATGCATATACACCGGGTAATCAAATTGTTCATGGTAATATTGGGGATGATATTGACATACCTCCAAGACCATTATTGCGTCGTTCAAATCATCCTTGCTCACCCCGGTTATGGGACTCAAGTAGTTCCAGTAATATATTCGGGTTAACCGACCAATTGAACATAGACATACTGTCAGATACATCGTATGATGATACGGAGAATGAACACTCATGTTATAGTACACCTGCTATTCGTAACACAACAAGTTCTATTAATATGGCATATGAAGATGAAATGTAACATATCTAAGAAAAATAGTATAGAAGCATAAAAAGTATTTAAATAACATATTTTATATATATCAAATGTCATCAGTAGATACAAAAGTACCATCAAATTTTCGTGTATTAATCAGTGATTTTACTCGCGACTTATCTGTTGCATTTCCCGAGTATTCCCATATGTGGGATAAATGGGGAAACGAAGATACAACCGATGATGAATTAGAAACATTGTTTCGGTTTTGTTCCAAAGTGTATCCTGCACGTTTTTTTGATATTTTATACCAGAATGAAGATATATTTGTAGAAGATAGTGACCAAGACGTGTATTTTTTTCCAAATATGAGTTTTCGTTTGATTTTCAACAGCGATGGATTAAGTGAAAATAGCAAAAAAATTATTTGGAAATATTTACAACTTATGTTATTTACGATTGTTGGTTCAATTGATGATAAAACTGAATTTGGGGACACCGCAAATTTGTTTGCAGGAATAGACGAGAATGAACTACAAACCAAGTTGAATGAGACTATGGAGAATTTAACTGGATTTTTTGAAAACATTCCCGATCCCACAGAGTCTTCTACCAATGAGGGTGAGAATCAAGAATCCAATCCAGGTTCTAAACAAGATGAGAACCCAGATTCAAAAACAGATGGTGACCCATTTACAAATATGTTCAAGAATATGCCCAATATAGCAGGTATGCCTGATATAAGTAATCTACAAGATACGTTAAAAACACTATTTGATGGTAAAATTGGGGCATTAGCAAAGGAAATGGCAGAAGATATTGCAGATGATTTTAAGGATGTATTGGGTAATGATATTGATAACATAACTAATCCACAAGATGTAATAAAACAGTTGATGAAAAATCCAGCAAAAATTTCAAAATTAATCAAAACAGTTAGTTCAAAACTTGATACCAAAATGAAGGACGGATCAATTTCCAAAGATGAAATTATGAAAGAGGCAGGTGATATGATGAGTCAAATGAAACAAATGGGTGGTATGGACAATATGAAAGAGATGTTTGAAACTATGTCAAAAAGTATGGGCTTGGGGAAAAGTGCAAAATTTGATAAAAATAAGATGAATCAAATGCTAACTCGCGAAGAAAATAAAAATAAAATGAAAGAACGAGCGGAACAACGTAAAGAAAAAGCACAAAAAGAAAAGGCAGACGAATTCCAGAAAGCGATGCAACGACGTAGGGATCAAGTCGCATTACAACGTAAATATTTATCTGCAACGGATGACCCAAATCATATGGTATTTAAGTTAGATGGAGAAGAGAACCAAGATAAATCATTTGTTCACCCAGATATAGAAAAAATGTTAGAGGAGGAAGATGCCGAAAAAGTTGTCAAAGACGAATCTAAAAAGAATAAGAAAAAGAAGAAAAAGAAGAAGGCATAATTTATACATCTTTTATCTCATAGTACTATATAAATAATAATGAGTGTATTTAATTTTTTTAATTTTATTAATGCTCGGGTTTTTGTATTAAGTTTAATATTTGGATTATTTGCAGTATATATATCCATGCCTGATTTAAGAACAGTATATGTCTATCCTACTCCCGAAAATGTTAGTTTATTACAATATAAGGATAAAACAGGCACTTGTTTTTCATTTGCACAAGAAGAAGTCACTTGCCCAACTGACCCAAATGATATATCAAAAGTACCAGTACAACAATAATATTAGTTATTGATTATACAGTATATATTTTCCACATATATACTATATACTATGAACTTTAAACGACTACTGTATACGGATTTAGGCCGCATATTTATTTCTATTATATTAGGATTAGGCGTGGCTACTCTTTTTCGTAAGGTTTGTACAGATAAAAGTTGTATACTATTTAATGGGCCTGTTATTAGTGATTTAGAAGATAAAATATACAAACACGGTGAAAAATGCTATAAATATAGTAGTCATACGGATAAATGCGATACTACAAAAAAACAAATTGATTTAATGGATAAAGATACTGAAGTTGAATAAAACATTCCATTATTTCTTTAGCAAAACATTATTATTTCTATTCGTTAAACTATACAATATTTGGTCATTTATTATTGTATAGTTTTATGGAAAATATAACTCGCATTGCCGATTTACCAGCTGACGCAGGTGCAAGACAAGCAACTACTGCTTATGCAAGTAATATACCACCCACTACCATAAGTATTTCCAATTCAAAGCAAAGTAAAATAGATGGTGAAACCCCGACTAATTATGCACCCATTAATATGCACCCGAATCCATATGGGGTATCCGGAAATAATCCAATTATGGAAGCTCCATCTCAAGATATACAGCAGTCGCAACAACAATTTCAACATCAGCAACAACAACCAGATATGCAGCAACAAATTCAACAACAATCTATGGAATCACTGCAAACTATGGAGCATCAACGTTTACCATCACGTGATATACCAAAAAACACAATTCATTATTCAAATGACGAGGGGGTTCAACCGAATTATATACCAAAACGCGATGTAGAACGAGATTACGTTAAAGACCATTATGATACTACAGAACAAAATTTAAAGGATTATGAACAGAAAATGCGACAATATAATCATTGGGATTATATATTTAATGATATTCAAATACCCTTTTTCATCGCCATTTTGTTTTTCTTTTTCCAACTTCCTATTGTAAATACTATGATTTTCAAAAAATTTGCCTTTTTATCATTACACCACGATGATGGTAACTTTAATATGATGGGTCTCATATTTAAAAGTTGCATGTTTGGATTATTATACTATTCTGTATATAAAACAACAACATTTATTAGCGAATTCTAACAAATTTTGTTAATATTATAATGTATCATATTATTTACGAGGTTTATGTGGTTTGTTTTCTGATTAATGCGAGTATAGGGTTCTCATTAATTGTCTTTTTCGTTTTTGTCGCTTTCTTTGTTTTCTTGATAGTTTTCGTGTTTACTGTGGATTTTATCTTTTTATTATCATTCGCATTATCATTAGGACTATATTTTAAAAACCACATTGCATATTCTTTTGTGGTTCGGTCATTACCTAATTCTTTAAACATTTCTGTTTTCTTTGAACGCATATCCTCCAACGTTTCTTGTTTACCGTAACAATCTATGCTATATCGTTTTAAAATACCACTTTGGTCCAGATGATTATGTTGTTCCATTTGAAATAGAAACATTGCGATACACATTAATCTATCTTTATTGTAATGCGGCATATTTGCATATAAGAAACTCAAATAAAAAGCCAATATGGTATCTATTGTTGCTATTTTAATCTTTTTTCCATCTATGGTAATTTCATTGTAACTATGACAAGCAATCGGTTCATATATGTATGCCATACTATATTTACCAACAACAATTTCTATATGTTTGGGAATAATCTCACCAATTGCCTTGTGTTTAATTATTTTTACAGATTTAAATTTCTCTTTTTGAAGACGCTCTTTCACAATTAACGCACATTTATCCGGGTCATCCGAAATAATATCAAAATCGGGTATGGAGTCCACTAATTTCTGTTTTGATTCTGGCATATGTTTTGCATATAAATGAGTTGAATAACCGCCAAAAAATACGGAACTATTATCTATAAAAATATCTCGCATTAATAAATGTAAGCGTTCTTCATTTTCTAATGATATATCTATTTTCTTTGTGAAATCAACAGTAAAACAGTTTTTATCTAATTTCATTGGATAATATTTATTCATTATATTTAACCGTTTTGATACTTTTTCCCATCTTGACACATCTCCTGCAGGTCTTGATAATTCTAAATACATCGCCATTCGTAAATAATCAGGAGGTGCATATTTTATACCCGCAATTTGTATAGCATCTGTTGATATTGATTTATAAATCTCACTATGTAGATACGTTATGTCTGCGATTGGAATGAAGTTGACAAACACTTTAAATGTACCATAATGAACACCCGATTTTGCTTCTACCTCTGTATATCCCGCCTTATAATATATATCAGCGAGCTCTTTGGCATCTTCTAAAGCGTTCGCCGAAAAAAAATCATAATCAGGGATTTCTATATCTCTTTTATAAAATTGTGCATATGTTGGTAATATATTATTTATGGCAGTTCCACCATAACATATCAACTTCTTTTTGATAATAAAATCCTCCACAATTGTTAACATTTTTTGTATATCTTTGCTATTAACTTTTTTACGACCTTGCAATTCCTCAGTTTCATCTACCGCATGACGTAATATTGTTAACTCACACTCTTCAAATGTCATATCATTTTCACATAGATGTGTATTAAATTTTCTTTTTGGTTTATTGGACGTCCTTTTCCTTGTTTTTCCTCCCATATTATTTCTAATATAATACAATTAGAAATAATATTACTAAACCATATTAATCACATTTATTGTGGATTTACTTGGTAAAATATTTTAATGCACCTGATAATGGAACGATACCACCGTTCATATCATTAAAAAATTCCTCGTATTTTTTTAAATTTTCATCTACAACTTGAAATTGACATAATAATTGTTGACATCCATGATTTACAATGAATTCTTTATATGATGGGTTTGCTTTATTTACTACTACATCGGGTTGTGCCATATTCATATTCTTTGATGTTGTACGCATATTGTCATCTTTTAGTAATATGGGTTTTCTTGCATGGCTTAATAAATCAGTGTAACGATACAAATTCAAGTATTCACTACCACTTTCAAGATTCATATACTTTGTTAAATCGTAGCA